GTGCGATTCGTAGAAATGTATTAGATGAATTGGAATTAGTCTTGCAACAAGAAATACAGTTAGATAAAAGTTCAAGTTTTCAATTGTTTGGCAATACCGTTTATTGTATTGATGGAGCAATGGCAAGTAGTTGGAAGAAGGCAAGAGGCTTTACAAGTGCAGGAGCTTACCTGAATGAAGGAACAGCTTTGCATGATACGTTTGTTAAAGAAATAATCAGTAGGGGTTCGTACAAAGGGGCAAGGGTTATTATTGATACGAATACAGAAAACCCAGCGCATCCAATAAAGAAAGATTACATTGACAAAAGCGGTGAGTTGTTGAGTACAGGCCGAGTCAATATTTCTTCCTTTAATTTCACTTTATTTGATAATGAAATGCTTGACAGGGAGTATGTGGAAAGCATCATAAAGGCAACGCCTAGTGGAGCGTTTACCGATAGAGATATTTACGGAAGATGGGTAGCGAGAGAAGGGGCAGTTTATTCTGATTTTGGCGAACACAATTACATTTATAGAAAAGAGATAGAAGGCATGGAATTTGATAGGCTTGTGGTTGGAGTCGACTGGGGATATGAACACCAAGGAACGATGGTTGTTTTAGGGTTCAAAAAAGGGAAGTATTTTTTATTAGAAGAGCATACACAGCAACACAAAGACATTGAATATTGGGTAGGTGTCGCAACAGATATTCAAAAGCGGTGGCAATTGTATGGAGTTTTACCTTATTTTTGTGACAGTGCCAGGCCAGAATATGTAGTGCGATTAACCGAAGAAGGATTGAATGCAATGAATGCAAATAAAAGTATTATTGAAGGGGTGGCATTTGTTGCCAGTTTAATGAAGAATGAGAAGCTTTTTGTGGTGAGAGAAGCGATAAATTTGTTTGAGAAACAGGTGAATGAATATGTATGGGATAAAAACAACGATAAACCAAAGAAAGAAAATGACGATGTATTAGATGGAGTGCGGTATGCAATTTATTCTGATTATATCATGAACAGGAATAGCGAAGAGGATTATGGGGAACGAATAAAAGCTATTCGGACATTTGGATTATAAAAAAAGCAGAGGGGTGAATGAGTGGACAAAGCAAATGAGTTTGAGTTTGGTGAAGATGTTGATTTTAATTCTGTTTACCGGTTTAGTGAGGAATCAAACGAACAATATAGAATACCAAATGAATTGAAAGTAGAAGAAGAGTCAGCTACTTTAAAGAGGTTTATTAGTCATCATAGCACGCAACAAGTTTCACGATTGAATGAGTTGGAACGATATTATGAAGGAAAAAACACCACTATCTTTCAAAGAGAAAGAAGGAAAGAAGAATACCAAGCGGATAATCGGGCAAGTCATAACTTCGCTGAATATATAACTACGTTTATCCAAGGGTATATGGTTGGGGTTCCGTTAAAAACCGAGTATGAAAATGAGTTAATCAATGAGGAATTACAAGAGTTAAACATCGTGAATGATGCGGATGAGTTAAACAGTGAGTTAGTGATGGATTTATCAATCTATGGCCGAGCTTATGAAATGGTGTTCAGAAATGATGGATTGAAGTTTGCTAAATTAAATGTTAAAAACATCTTTTTGATTTATGATGATAGTATTATCCCAAAACCATTATATGGAGTGCGGTATTTTAATGATGTGTTAAATGATGAAGTGATGCACGTTTTCTTGTATTCAACTACAATGGTTTACCATTATGAGTTGGATAAGAACAAGAAAGAAATGCCTATGGTGTTAGTTGAAGAAGAACCGCATTACTTTGAAGGTGTTCCGATAAATGAATATGAGAACGATTCAAAAAGAAGGGGCGATTTTGAGTCTATTTTAACGTTGATTGATTTATATGATTCTGCTCAATCTGATTTGGCAAATTATTCGCAAGATTTAAACGATGCGATGTTTTTAATCGAGGGTGATGTGAAAATGACACCTGAACAAGCAAGAGAAATGAAGAGAGTGAACACAATGATATTAATACCGAGGTCTGGGCCAACTGGACAAAAAGAGTCGGTAAGTGGTCGGTATGTTTATAAGAAATATGATGTGGCAGGTATGGAAGCGTACAAAGATAGAATTATGCAAGACATATTTTTGATAAGCAATGTGCCAAATTTATTGGATGAATCTTTTTCTGGCAATCAATCGGGCGAAGCCATAAAAATGAAATTGTTTGGTTTATCTCAAAAGAGAGCTACAAAAGAGAGAAAGTTCAAAAAAGCTATACGAAGGAGATACCGATTAATCGCAGGGAATATGGAAAGAGCAAGCGAAACAATCCTTGATGCAAATAAAATTAAAATAACCTTTACTGAAAATATTCCGAGAGCATTATCACAAGAAGTTGAGTGGTTTGCAAAATTAGGTGGGAGATTGTCGGATAAAACAATTTTGTCTTTATTGTCATTTGTAGATAACCCTGCCAAGGAATTAGAAGCGATTGAGAGAGAAGAAGAAGAACAACGTAATAAAAGAAAAATAGAATTAGATTTTGAAAACGAAGCGTTCAATGATTATGTAGGTGAAGAAGATGAATAGGAATAGAGCAGAAAAGCAATCTATAGTGGATTGGATTCGTATTCTCGAGAATGAAAATAAAGAGATGAAAAAAGAGTATAGCTTTTTTTATAAAGAAATAGAAGCGTTAGTTTTTTCTGTAGTCAATAAATACCAAACACCAAACACAGAAGCAGTCGATGTGTGGCGGAAGGTGGTTCCAGAAGAAGAAAAAAGGTTAGTGAGAGAGAGAGCAAAAGAAATTAGTTCGCTCACATTAACGGAGAATGCAAGAGAAGAATTAAATCATATTCAGTTGGATGAAAAAGCAAGGGTTTCTGAAGTAGTGGGTACGGTGATTGCATTAGAAAATGTGCGGTTGTTTAATAAAGTAGAGAAACGCATTTTTTCTGTTTTTGATAAGACAGTAACAGTTGAATTAGAAAAGCAAGCAATGATAAATGGATTAGATAGGCAGTATATAAAAAATCATTTAGATGATGCTGTACGAAAAGGAATTCAAGCGAGCAACAAAAAAACAACCGACTTAATTTGGGGGAAGTATAAAGAGTCTATGAAATATGAGGTTTCTCAATCGATACGAGAATCCATGTTGAGTGGTCGGAACCCTCGGCAGTTGGCAGAAGAATTAAAAGGATTAGTAGGAGAGAATGAATATTTTGCCGAGCGGTTGATGTGGACGGAGCAAGCAAATGTGCAAGGAAGGTCGCAAGTAGAAAGTTATAAAGCGCAAGGCATTGTAGAATATGATTTTATGGTAGAACCGAGTGCTTGTAAGGTTTGCAAAGAAGTGGAAAGCCAAAACCCTCACCTTGTATCTAAAGCTCAAGAGGGCGTAAATTTACAGGCTATGCATCCAAATTGTCGGTGTTCGACTGTAGGAGTTCCACTTTAACATGTAAGGGGTTTTGTGGTATACTAAAGGCAAGCGTGGACGGGTTATTTTGAGAAGCTAAAAAAAAGAATAAAAAAATTTGTGACTGGGTGAAAATGTGGTTGGGGGTTGGATTATTCTTTGTAGGTGGATGGGATAACGTGGACGGGAGGAGAGGTAAAAAATGAATGAGAAAGAATCGTTGTTAAAAATGAAATTGCAATATTTTGCTGAAGATGGAGAAGGAAATAGTGGTGGCGAATCGGATGGAAATTCTGAAGGTGGAGAAGGAACAACATCGGGAGAAAATGGTGTACCAGAAGAGGGTTCTAAGTCGTTTTCGCAAGCCGAGGTAGATAGACGTATATCCAAAGCTGTAGAAAGTGCAATGGGTAAGCAAAAAATAGCGTTTGAGTCCGAAAAGCAAAAAGAAATAGACCTAGCGAAAAAAGAAGCTGAAGAGTATTCTAAATTAACTGAACGTGAAAAGACAGATAAAGATTTGTCTAAGCGAGAACAAGAGTTAGAAGAAAGAGAGCAAAAAATTCGTGTGGGCCAGTTGCAAAATGATGTAGAAAAAGATTTGAAAGAAAGAGGGTTGCCTACAGATTTTTCTGAAGTTTTGATTTTAGTAAATGATTCAGAAAAGATAAAAGAAAAGGTAAATGCTTTGGAAACGATTTTTAATGAGCGAATAAATGAAGTAGTAAAAGAAAAGTTAGAACAAGGTATTCCAAAAGATACAACTCATATTCGGACGAATAAAGCAAAAACAAGTCTAAGAGATAAAGCAAGAGAAAATAGATTGATAAAAAATTAAAAAAACAAAGGGGAAATTTATATGGCCGAAGTATTTAATCCAAATAATGTAATGTTACACCAAGCACCAGATGGTACAATTCCAGATAATCAAAATGCTTTAATTATGGATAGCGTTTTGGGAAATTCAAAAGTTATGCAGTTGGGTGTTTTTGAGGATATGGATTCTCAAGAAAAAAACTTCGAGTACTATGCTAATGGTATTGGAGCTTACTGGGTGGATGAAGGTAAGAAGATTCAAACTACAAAACCTACTTTATTGCAAGTAACCATGAGAACTAAGAAGTTAGGAGTAATCTTGGTTGCATCACGTGAGTATCTAAATTACAAATTACCAGATTTTTTCGAGGTTATGAAGCCAAGAATTGCAGAAGCATTTTACAAGAAATTCGATGAAGCAGTTATTTTAAATGTAGACAATCCGTTTGCACAATCTATCGAGGGCTCGGTAGTTGCAAGTGCAAACACTTTAGAAGG